GTCACTGACTGCTTTAACTTTGTCTCTGACACTCGGTGAAAGCCGCAGAGAAATCGGCTTAGTTAAGGTTATACGTCCCATAGTGGGACAATAAAAACACTTAACTACCCTGCAATACAACAACAAAATACATAAAAATATAATATGGGATTCCTAGACAACATCCAAGATGTTCCGCAAAACTCTCCGAGTGGTGGCGGTAATTACATGAAATTAACGCAAGGTGCGAATCAGTTTCGCATAGTTGGATCTTCCGATGATGGTGGAGTAATCCAAGGTATGCAAGGTTGGGGGACTACCGCTGATGGTGGAAGAAAGCCCTACCGTTGGAAGATTGGTGAGACTGCACCTATGGACTTTGAGGACAAGCCAAAGCAGTTCTTGGCAATGCTCGTATGGAACTACGAGGAGAAGAAAGTGCAGATCCTTGAGCTTACCCAGGTGGGACTTCGCAAGGAGTTAATTACCTTGGCAAAGGATGAGGATTGGGGTGACCCTAGAAGCTACGATCTCAAGATTGTGCGCAGTGGTGAGAAGTTTGACACCACATATGCCATGACTCCTAGCCCGCACAAGAAACGTGGTGAAGAGATCAATACCGCAGTCAAGGAGATGGATGTAAACCTCGAAGCATTATTTGATGGTGGTGATCCATTTGCCCCTAAAACTCCACCCGTGGTGGAAGATGATGAATCCACGCCTGACCCATTCTGATGCAACTTGAAGTACATACATTACCTTCTATCTATCGATTTAAGAAGGCAAAGCAGAGTATTAAAAGTATGATTGAGATTTCCCAGTTCATTCATGTGTATTTGCAAGACGGTGGAGATCCAAGGCAAATTCATAAAGCATGTCCTGATTTAGATTTGAAAAGTAGCGCAGGCGTTACAACTAAGATCACAAACGGAAGTAAAGAAATACAAAGAACAAACATTCCTGTTTATTTTGGAAAGGAGGATTCTGATGAGAAGGTATAAGAGTAAAGCCTTTTGTGAGGGCGAAAAGATGAACCCTTCAACACCTGGGCAAACGCTTTCCATTTGTATGCCCAAGAGTCTGAAGGTTGAGATCGTTGAGTACACACAAAAGCAGGAAGTTTCCATTGCTTCATGGGTACGCAAAGTTCTCAGGAAGGAGATGGGCAAATGCTAAAGGAAGGTATATCAAATGCTGAGTATCACGGGTCGAGCGAGTTGGGTCGCTCGACTGCGTGGTCCCTCCTTCAGTCATGCCCCGCAAAGGTGAGGTATGACATGAATAACCGCAGACCAAGCAGTCCTGCGTTGGTTCTTGGCAGTGCATTCCACACTGCAACATTAGAACCTGAGAAGTTGGATGAAGAGTTCGCAGTAAAGCCTACGGAAATTGATGGGAAAAGCTCTAGGACTAATCATTACAAAGAAGCATTTGAAATGATGCAGAAGAACGAGCCTGACAAACAATGGCTTGCTCCTGCTGATTATGATCTTGCTTTGGAAATGGCGGGAAGTGCGTTGGATAATTCTATTCTTCGGCACTACATGTCCGATTTGGATAAGGTAGTGGAGGGAACGGGATTCTTTGAGATGGAAGGTGCAAAGTGTAAGGTTCGTCCTGACTTGTATATTCCCGGCGCGGGTGTGGTGATTGATTTAAAAAGCACACAGGATGCGAGTCCAAAAGGGTTTACAAAAAGTGTGCGTCAATTTGGCTACCTTTTCCAAGCCTGCTGGTATATGCACGCATTGCGAATGGTTGGACTCAAGCCCAAGCAGTTCATCTTCCTAGCGGTTGAGAAGACTGCACCATACGCTACTGCCGCCTACACTATCAAGGAAAGCGATATTAATAAGCAGTTTGGTAACATGGAAAGAGCGTGCCAACTGTGGGCCACTTGCCAATCTAGTGGCATCTGGCCCAGCTATGCGGATGAAGTTCAACAGTTGGATCTTGGTTCTAAGATATCAAGTAACCGCTTAAACATTTCACAATTAGGTGAGCGTTTCGGAGTTAGCAGAAACTATGTCTACCGCATTATCAAAGATTACGAGCTTGTGTCTGTCAGCATAGGCAATCGTAGAACTCTGGACATTACAGAGTTTCAAAATGCAGTAAGGCGGGACTCGGAGGGAAAGGCGGCATGAACTACTTAGACAACACAAAGAAAGCATTGGATTTTGCGAGCGAGAAGCTTTCAAAAGCGGATACCTTTGGCGCGCTCACAGTCATGCACGCAGCCCTAGAGCAAATGGTGGCACATCTGAGGAATGAGGACATGAATAATATTAGTGACCCTGATCTGATGATTACCTTCGAGGAGGATTTTGGTGAGGAGGATGACACATGAAGCTTACCATAGGCATAGATCCCGGTAAGTCAGGAGGCTATGCAATCGCATGGGGTGGATTAGATTCTATTCACTTACATACGTTGAATGAAGACTTTGAGTTTGTTCAGCATATGGAAGAATTACTCAAGCATCCTGATGTCACAGGAATTGAGGCGGTGGTTGAATTGGTCCCGCCATTTGCGGGTAAGATGATTCCATCGTTTACCAGCTTTAAGCTTGGTAAATCATGCGGATTCTTGGAAGGCGTGCTTAGAATGGCAAAAATTCCATTTACACTAGTACGCCCCCAGGAGTGGCAAAAAGGACTAGGTGGACTAGGTGGCCTCACCTCAAACAAGCGCAAGAAGGTTCTTATGAATCATGCAAAACAGTTCTTCCCGTCAACGGATGGACTCACATTAAAAACAGCAGATGCCATCTTAATTTTAAGGCATCATTTAAATAACCAAGGAAAGGAATAATACTATGGCAATACCACAAATAAACCAAGAGTTAGAACCAAGCGACTACATCTATGACCCAAGTCGAGGACTGTATGTAGCACTACGAACCATTGACCCAGAAATGGCAGAACAAATACTAAGTACGAGAAAGAAGAACCGTGCTATTAGTATGGCAACCGTTAAACTATACACTAAGTTCATGCGAGAAGGGCATTGGGTACTTAACGGGCAACCTATCATATTCGCAGACAATCTTCTCATAGATGGACAGCACAGACTTTCCGCATGTGTGAGGACAGGCATACCTTTGGAAGTGCTTGTAGTTGAGTTAGGGGATAGTAGTGCCTTCAAGACACTAGATCAAGGTAAGCGTAGAAATGGAGCTGATGTTCTAGGCATCGCAGGATATACAAATACTTCAGTTATATACACTGCTTTAGGCATCTTGGAGAAGATTAAAAGAACAGGCACTCTTGGCTACAATCAACTCGGAGATAGCGCTAGGGTGGTCATTGGTAATCATGAAATCGAAGCTATAGCTAACCAATATCCAAACTTGGATATATCTGCTACATTTGCAAAGACTTTTTATAAGAGTCTAAAGGTAAAGCCGGGACCAATTACCGCACTGCATTACATTCTCAAACAAACAGAATCAGAAGTAGTTTCGTTTGATGATGACAAGAAGTCAGATGAGTTTATGCAAATCCTGTGTACAGGTTTAGGCTTAGATAAAGGGAATCCAATTCTTTACTTTAGGAACTCTTTGATTAAGCAGATGTCTGAGCAACTAAAGATATCCCCGCACTTCATTATTAGAGGTGGTATTCTTACTTGGAATAATTGGATAAAGGGTAAGAAGATCACAAGATTTGTGCTTGGATCAGATCCAAAAATACCCAACGCAGTAAGACCAATATAAGTGTCATGGATGGGATAAAAAACATAGCAAGATTACTACTTCATGGACTGCTTTTTGCAGTCTGTGGGGTAGTTTTCTTCTATATAATCATAGGTGCTATTTGCACATTATTAGGCTTATAATGACAGACCAAGTACAAAGAAAGACAGAACTGCGCATCAAGGTTCCTCAGTGGATAAGTGATCTTTTGAAAGAGCATTGTGATCTTTATGGAGTGACCGCAGTTTCCACCATTACTCCACTCTTGGTGGAGTATCTGCGGCATCCCTCGCGGGTGCGCGACAATTGTTCCAATTGTTTTAATATTAAATATAGCGCTAAATCCGCGGTTAGTGGAAAACCATCCAAGAAAAAACGAGGCACGCAAGTTCCTGATGATTTTGATCCACCAATGGACATTGCCAAGAAGAATGGACTTGATCATGAGACGGCTGTTTCTTTTTTCTTAGACTGGGCAAAGGGCAAGGGTCATACCCAAGTGGACTGGATGGCTACCTACCGCAATGCCTGCAGAGGATGGATCAAGGAAAGATCAAACTCCAAGTCATCCCAAGATGATATTACTTTGAAAGAAGTCATCCTTCCGGGCGAGGAAGAGTTTTGATGGATTACTCGATTTCAGAGCAGGCAGTTCTTTCTGCATGTCTACGGGATGATACTAATCTATCCACAGCCTTGGCAGTTGAACGATTAACCTCGGATGATTTCACCTCGCCTGCGCACCAATCGATATTTCGATTAATCGCAGAGCGTGGTGAACTCAATGAGGTGGATGTTGCCATTGAACTTCCTGAATATTCTCATGAGGCAATAGAGCTTGCAGAAAAGTATGGTGGAGGAACCGTGGAAAGATATGTGGACCAAATCATTGAGTCCAGGAATCGCAAGGATGTGGAAAAGGCAATCATGCATTCTCAGGATTTGCTACATCAAGGAAAGGAATCTTCTGAGATTGCATCTGAGTTTAACATGAGAGTCGCAAAAGCCTTGGCCTCTGGGAAAGGACAAGTGAAAGTGGGAACTGCTGCCAAGGAAGCACATTCTGAGTTTCTTTCCATAGATGCAGGAGAATCATCCGCTACAAGCACAGGCTTTGCCCGTTTGGATTATTGTCTTAGCGGAGGTTTCCAACCCGGTAAGCTTTATGTCCTAGCCGCAAGACCCGGAATAGGAAAGAGTGCATTGGCTATACATTTCTCCCATGAGATTGCAAAGCGTGGCCTCCGTGCAAGTTATGCATCCCTCGAAATGTCAGCGGGTGAGTGTGCAGGAAGACTCCTCTCCCGCGAGTCAGGCGTTGCCAAGCCAAGGATGAAAGGAGGCTTGCTACCAGCGCACCGCAAGAAGCTCGAGGAGAGTACCAAGAGGATGCAGGGATGGCCTATTACCTTCAAAGATGATAACAAGGCTACACTTGACTCCTTCCGCGCCTTCTTAGCCCAGGAGCGAGTGAAAGGAGGTGTTGGGCTGGCGGTGATTGATTACCTGCAATTACTCTCCGCACCGGGTTATGACTCCCGTGTGCAGGAGATCACAGCCATTTCTCGTAGCCTCAAGCAGATGAGTATGGAGTTGCAGATCCCAATCCTAGCACTTTCTCAATTATCAAGGCAGTGCGAGATCAATAACAGAAAGCCAATGCTCTCCGATCTTAGGGATTCAGGGTCCATAGAACAGGATGCGGATTGCGTGTTTCTCCTATCCGTCCAAGAAAAGGTGAATGAAAGCATGGACCGTGTAAACTGCCATGTGGCCAAGAATCGCGGAGGTGAGACTGATCTCAATGTTACTCTAGGCTTTCAGAAGGATACAGGTATCTGGGGTACAAACCTAGGAAACCCAGATGATACTAAGGCTTGGTAGACTACAGATGGATACAGATAGCCATATTTCTCTCCTGAAGTAGCCTAAAAAGCGTTTTGATCGCTCACGAGGGTAAATACTCATGTTGCGAAACAAAACGCTTTTTTGAGGGGGTACGGGGTTAAGAGTTGAGTTTTCTCTTTTGCCACCATTCAACCAACCTGGGCGCGAACCTCATCAGCAGAAAGATGACAAGGCCCACGCACAAGCGCGCTATTGTGTCGGACTCGTTTTTGCTCATCGCTTTTCTGTGTAATGATTTACCCAAGCAATAATATCGCTTTTCTTTGTAGACTTCAGAAAGCATGGGGTCGGTTCGTTATCTACATAATCATAGTCATCTTTATTTTCTCTTATCCATTTCTTGGCATCTTTCTTGGAACCAAAAAATATTTCTGTGTTATGACCTTCAAGTGAGATATATGACAAGTAGTACATCCTCATCCCTCACCCCCTTCTACCTTAGCGAGTACCTTCTTCTTTCTCTTAGTCGCGTCTTTGATAAAAGACTTAGTGAGATCCGTTTCCAAGTTTCTCCTTAGTTTGGATTCGCTTGATTTGTCTAATCCGACAATGATTAATTTATCATCGAGCCAATTGCTCAATGGGTTAGATGTGTTATTTTTCATAGTTTCTCTTTTGTTTTATAGGTTAAATGTTAATTGCACTTTTTCCCGTTCCGTAAGCCTCACGTGTGCGCGCTTTCTCTTACGCTTAGAACGGATCAAAGGGACCGTTTCACGGTCGGAATGATCAAGCGCTTTCTCTTTCTCCTCCTCCTTGGACTGGGCGAGTATGTGCGCCAGAGCTTGTGGGAAAATGTCTTTTGCGTGCTTCATGCTAGTTTGTTCTCCGGTGGGTTGTTCTCAATTGTTGATTACTAGCCGGGTAATGAATCCGTGTTTTTTTCTTATTACTTCTGTGTGATATCCTAGCCTAGGGTTTCTCCATTGATCGGCTATTTCTTGGGCTTTTTCTTTTGTGGTGATGCTTCCTATTGTTAATTCAAATCTTTTCATTTTCTGTTCTCCGTTGGATGGTCTTAATTCTCTTAATGTCATGCTAGTTTCTCCTTTACGCTTTCCACATGATCCCATGCTTCTTTCTCGCTATCAAAAGCGCCGTATTCATGCATGATAGGAAAATCACATAGAACACCATTCTCCTTCATTCCCCTTGCATAAAAGCCTTTTGGTACCATCCCATCCATACCATCATCAAATACTACTTGCCAAGTGTGCGGGATGTGATCGCCACGTTCAAACGCTTGCCTTGCTAAATCAATTCCCCATTGTTGCAGTGATATATTCATGCTAGTTTCTCCTTTATTGTTTGAAGTAATTCCCAAGCGCCTACCATGAGCCATGGCGCTAGGATAATAATAGATATTATATAGTGATCGTTCATATGTGTATGTGTGTGACGTTATGTGTAGGTTATGTGATTAATAACTAGCGTTAGTCTCAGGATAGCAAATGACTTTCTCGCCATCTATTTTAGAGTGAAAAGCGCCGTCTATCCATTTGCCTTTTTCGTTATGATCGCCATCAAGTGCGGATTCTAATTCAGATGTGGGATTTTGCGCATACCCAATTTGGAATCTATCGCTTCCTTCAACGGCTTCGCCATCACTAGCGCGAATAACATGCCATCCAATCATCCAATCAAGAAAATTAGTTAGCTTGTCTGTATCATCACAGCGGTAAACTTTTACATTGCCATAATTACCGCGTACATCGCCCCCCAAGTGTAAACATACCGCGATGTAAACCGCATCGTTGCCATAGTACCATTCGTCCTTATCTTCTATAGTTGAATAAATACTAAAAGTGAAAACTTGATCAAAATCGTTTTCGCCATTGTAAACATTTTCTCTAGTAGCTTCTACAAGTTGAATAGATTCATTGGCTTCTACAGATGCGTGATCTTCGCATAATCCACGTACCGCGGAATCATTATCCCAAGCTTCATTTGGAATATCTAAGTCTAATGGCTCGCCAAATAATTCATTTAACCATGCGCTTGTGCTTATGGATGCATCCCATAAATAAGTGCATTCGTTTTTGGGTGTTTCAATTAATTCAATAGTTTTCATAGTATTTTTCTTTTCACGCTCACATAATTGCAGGCGATGCGACACTCAACTACACATGACATACACTTGTCAACACTAAATCGTTTTTTCTTTACTTTCCCTTAATATAATACTTGTAAACGCTTCCCTATTATAACGGGCCAAATGGGCCATTCCATGGCCGTAATGGCCATTCGCAAATAGTCAATTGCGCTACCAAGTCATCAAGTGCAATCGAATGAAAAGCAAGGCGAGCAAAATCAAGGAAAAACCTCACAAATGGAATTGACGCAAATTAACAGAAAGTAAGTGCAAACGAAATGATCAAAGGAAAGACTAAATGAAATGCAGACTAAATGCAGATGAAATGCATTTCTACACCCGATAGCATAAAATCACTATTGCAAGTAACTTGCATTAAGCAGTAGCTCGGACCAATCAAAATGACTTGTGCTTGATACCATAAAACCGCTTAAAATCTAGCATTTGACTAGCAAACTCTGGCAGTCATTTGCGTAAACCGTTGGTAATCAACACTAAAGCTTAGCAGTTGACTTGAAGTCACATGCTAATTCTTTTGCATTACACCTGTAAAGCAAATCATGGGGGGGGGAGGGGGCTTGGCGTTCGCCCGCGCTAATTCTATATTATCATAACCACCCCGCATAATTTTTCCCCTCTGCGTTTTCCCTTTTGCTTTTCCCCTCTGCGTTTTCCCCGCTGATCCATGCTGGTATTCTTAGCGGTTGTGATTGTACAGAATCCTGTACGGTGTGGTTATGTTTTTTTGAAGAGATCCCAGGCTTCCTTATATATTTCTAGTTTTGCCTTGGAGTTTGGGTTGTGACCGTAGAGTGATATGCGAAGTGCTTGGTTTACCTCTAGGCATGGGATGATGTACCAGGAGGAGATATCTTCGATATAGGCGGCAAGTACATCGATCTTTGTACAATCGAGGGTTATTTTCTTAGAAGTACCCGAAGAGGTGGTGATCATGTATCTGCCAAATCCCGCACGGTTAGATTCCTTTGCTTTATCCTTAGTCCCTTTTATTTGTACTTTGAATACCTTACCTGCCTGATTCATGACGAGACAGTCCTGTGGTAGGTAGTCACCCAAGGGGGTGAAGACCTCGAGGTTACGGGATAGTGCTTCCGTGAAGAAGATTTGCTCGTATAGGGAGCCTTTACGTTTCATCCGTTACTTCGATGACCTTTTCACTCGAAGCTTCCTTGGGCAGAGCTTGGGTAGCTTTCTTTGCACCTTTTAGGATGGATCGTACTTTATCCGGGGTCATATCTGAGGAGCCTAGTTTAACATTGGCAGAAGCTGTTATGTTTGTGGGTCTGCCGTTAATGGTCATGAGTTTGTCGAATAGAACGGAAAGAGTGTAGGCTAGGTTCTGCGGAGGTATTTGATCCAGCTTTTCATGGATCAGGTTTAGATTATCTCCGACAATGGCAGATAGTTTATTGGACACTGCATTTAGATATTCCTGCTCTGACATTTCCAGACGGTAGCGTAGGAAGTGGCGTGTGTAGTCCTGTATATTTTTTTGCTTACGTGTTGGATCATTTGCCTTGGCCTGTAGTTTTCTTGTTTCCTCTGCGGCACTTGCTTTTTTCATAGCGATCTTGGCTGCTGAATCAATGATATCGTTTTTAAGGTCTTTGCGTAGAGCTTTTACAGTGGCTTTGTTACCCATAAGTTATTTTTTTGCACAAAAGTATTGACAGGTCAATTCATAAACTACAATAGACTACACATGGACACGGAAAGGGCGGGAAAGATATTGGAGGCACATGGGATAAGTAAGAGTGCATTTGGTAAGATGCTTGGGGTGAAGGCGAGTACCGCGAGGATGGCATTTAGTATGAAGAGGTTCTCTAAGAAGATGGTTGCTAAATTGGAGGAGTTGGAGAGTGAGTTGTTGGTTGAGCAGGAGTTGGGGGAAGTGGATGAGATGATTAAGACTGCTCAGCAGGAGA